AACGTAAACGCAAACGACGAACTGTTCGCATTAGCAGCCTAAACACTGCTTAGGGTTTCGGTAGGTTTCCTCGTAACAGAATAACCTACCACTTATTAGTTAGTCTTTACTGCAAATTAGAAACCGATGCCCACTGGCTCTTGTACTAATGTAAAGTGACGAAACTGGTATGCGGTTATTTTATTAATTTTCTTAAAGGTATTTAAAATGAAATCATTATTCACAATCGTATTATCTGTTTTTGCTTTGACTTCTTTTGCTGCTGAGCCAGCCAAGAAAGATGAAAAGAAAGTAGAGGCTAAACCTGCGGTGACTGCACCAGCGCCAGCTGCAAGTGCTCCGAAGGAACAACCTAACTGTGTAACTAAAGACAAGAAGGGTAACTGCCCTCCAGCACCAAAGTCTGAGAAACCTACACCGAAGAAAAAAGTAGAAGATAAAAAGGTAGATGAGAAGAAATAATTTGCCTAAATAATTATGTGGGTTGACGGATCCCAATAAAACCGTCATACACTACACATCACAACTAAGGAGAAAACTATGGCAAACCTAACGCCATTTGAAATCCGTCTTGAACTTCTCAAGATGGCAAAAGACATGCTTAACGATGACTACTACGGTAAGCGTGAACAAATTAGCAACGACTGGCAAATGAAAGTCGAATCTGCTAAACTCAATGGAGGCGTAATTCCTGATCATCCAGGATTTCCCGCTATCCCAACAGAGACTGATATCATTGCAAAGGCATCTGCCTTAAATGGTTTCGTTTCTAACATTCCCCAAGATACACTAAAGACTACTAAGAAGTCCACCTGATACGGGATCGGAGTGTGCAGTCACATGCACACTCTTTAACTAATTAAGGAGATTGATATGTTTAACATAACACCTAAAAAAATTATACTATCTACATTTATTTTTATACTGGTAACAATAACAACAATTAACGTGGTTTTGAATAACACGTTTGAAGCACCCATGAAGGCAACATGGTCTCAGTTAACAACTGGTGCGCAACACGAAGTGAAGTGTTTAGCCGACAACATCTTTTACGAAGCAGCATATGAACCGCATGACGGTAAAGTCGCAGTTGCAATGGTCACTCTGAATAGAGTCACCAGCAATCATTATGAAGACACAATATGTGGAGTAGTGAAAGAAAAGATTAGAGGTACATGCCAATTCTCATGGTGGTGTCAGGATAAAGAGCGTAACGCTGCTATTACCCATGACCTGACTCCACGACAAAAACAAGTATACGATGATATCTTAGCCATTGCTTTGAACGTCTATATGAATTATGGTAGACTAGAAGATCCAACTAAAGGTGCTCTATTCTATCATGCTGACTACGTTCGTCCTAATTGGAAGAACCTAAACGTCACTACAAAAATTGGAAGACATATCTTCTACGTTAAGAGTGATAACTTTAAGAAAGGTGATGTTCGAAATGGCACAAATGATGCAGAAATTAAATCTCGATTTGCTGAGCAAGGAGCAGTCCAACCACTCGTTTTACTTGCTTATGGAGGAAGTTAGCCTAAACACATTAAGGGCACCGATCGAGTGGATTCTCGAAGCTAACTTTGCTGAAGAAAAGCCAGAGTTATTAAACTTGATTATTTGCAGTCCAGGTGGCGATATGCATGCAGCATTCGCATTGATTGATACTATCAGAGGAAGCGCAATTCCTGTCCGCACTATTGGACTTGGTCTTATTGCTTCAGCTGGCTTGCTAATTTTCATAGCAGGTAAAAAGGGTTATCGTATTCTTACACCGAATACTTCAATCTTGTCTCACCAATACAGCTGGGGTTCATTTGGTAAGGAACATGAGTTGATGGCTCAAGTCAAAGAATATGACTTAACCACGCATCGAATGATTTCTCACTACAAGAAATGTACTGGCTTAAAAGAAGAAACCATTCGCAAGTTCTTACTTCCACCGCAAGACATCTGGTTGTCACCAGAAGAAGCAATGGAGTTAGGGATTTGTGATACAGTCAAAGATCTAAAATAAGGAAACCAAAAATGAATATTGATGTTAAACACTTAGCTATCGTTTGCGGCACTATTGCTTTCACAACTCTAGTTGGTTGTGTTGCTTACTACGAAGTCAAACGTGATGAGCTTATGTCTCGTAACATTGAGTCTGCCATTGTAAAGGGTGTTGACCCGATGGCTGCTCGCTGTTCTTATTCTAAACCTACCGATACGATTTGCGTAGTTTATGCCTCTGGGACTCACCGTCCAGACGCCCCAACCCTGTCTAAAAAGTAAACCTTTAGACTTACGCCCCAAAACCCTCTCCAGTAGAGGGTTTTTTGCTTTGGAAAAGCCCCTACAAACCGTAGGGTTATTAAAAATAATGCTTTACAAATAATCAGACTTCCTGTATAATAACTCTAAGTTAGTCGAAAAGGAGTCTGAAAATGGGTTTTGAAACAGTGGTTCTGAGTGAGGTTGCCAAGGTTCTCAAGTCTGATAGCGCTGCGTCGTTCACTTGCGGTACTTTGTTTGTTGAGTGTTCTGTTGCCGAAGCTGTAAAAATCGAAACTGCCTTGTTGAAGAAATTTCAATGCGGTATCGTTCTTAGCCGCATCGGTGATGAAACTGCTTTTGACTTTGTTTAAGGAAAATATTATGATGAGCTGGGAAGAAATGTCACCTCTTGAGCAAGCCCAATGCATGTATTGGGATATGTACAAGGATGCGTATGGCGTCCGTCCTCGTGGTATCGACACAACCCTTTGGTCTCTTGAAGACTTCGAAGCTGAATTCAAAGATTTGGCTAAGGTGATCGAACGTGAAGAGATCGCACGCAAGGAAGCCGAAGCGCAAGCGATCGTTGCCTTTGAAGATCGGGTTCTCAACCTTATGCATACTGGCACGAATCGTGAACGTGTCATTGCGTGGCTGATGGATGCTGAAGGTGCCAATGGCGACTTCGAGTATTTCTGTTTCACGCAAGGTTTGCCCTACGGTTATTTTAGGAAGACTGCATAATGGTTGCTAACGTCCACTTCCTTCGTAAGCTGGCATCTGATGAGTTGCGAGACACCATGTTCTTTGCAACTGGTCAGGTTCCTTCCAAAGAACGAGATCCAAAATTTGTGTTGTTGAAGGCAGATTGGATCAACGTAAAAATTATTACAAACCGTAACATCACTGTCAATGGCGACAAGTGTAAGTCTGTTTCTGAAGCAAAGTTTGCTATCCAGCAACTTATTGCTTGACATTTATTCAACTTTAGGGTATAATAACTGTATGGCACTTATACATACTACTCTGCAAAAAAGTAAGAAGCGTAAACCCACTGCTAAACAACGTGAGTTGGATGCAAGCTGGGAAAGGCTACTTACCAAGTATGCACCAACGAAGGCTGTTGTCAGCAAGTCTACAAATCTCAGCGACTCTGGTTACAAGTTAGCCGTTCCTGCTGAGCGTAGCACCCGACAATATCCATCCCGTGACACTGGTACTGGCTCAGCTACAAAGCAAGCACCAAAGGTTTACACTGGTACATCTATGCTAGGTATTGCTACCATGCATAAAAGCAATTCTGTTCCTGTGTTTTCAAGCCAAGAGGCTACCGAAATTTCATCAATGCGTCGTTAAGGAGAAACAAATGTTTAATCGTCACTCAATCGAATCAAAAATGCTCGACCTCACCATTCAACGTGATGTCGCTGGACTAAATAATCTACTTTCTGACTTGCTAAAGCAGCGCAAGAAAATGGACGTATGGTTTGACAAGTACTTGGACGCTGTTGACAAGCAAATGAAATCTTCAGAGCCTGATAGCCCTGTGTGGAAATTGTATAACAGTAAGTTCACTGAGTACGAAGACCTTCAGGCATCTATCAAGAGCGTAAACTACTTCCGTGAGAAATATAATGACGCAACCACTTCTGTTTAAAGACTCAAACTCTTTTTCTACCTACATCGAAAATGCTGTTAGGCAGAAGAAGGGTTTGACCCACCTCGAGGCTGTACTTGAATACTGTCGTGTCAATTTCATTGACCCTGCTGAAGTCAAGAGCCTAATCAATAAGTCACTGAAGGAAAAGATGCGAATCGACTTCCAGAATGATGGCTACCTTCCCAAGACTGCAACACTAGATATATGACATGGATGGCTTTAGAGCTTACAAGTACTACATTGCAACTAAGCTACATTTTACCAATGATAAGTTCAATGTATTTGAAAACCCAAATGTAAAAGGATCGAGAGATGCCTTCTTTAACCGAAACGACAGATATGTATTTGAGAAACTTGCACGAAAGTTTACAAGTGACCACGATCTTATACAGTACTATGTGGCAAATTTCGCTTACGGCAATGATGCCGTCGCTTATCACGATAGCGAGTCTGACACGAACTTAACTGTATGGACTAAACGTAAACAGTCTATCACTCGAATCTTTGAGAACGACCTGTCTGCAATTATTCTTCATCTTGAGAAAGAGAAGAAAGGTAAGACTGAGTTGTTCACCTTTGATGATAACAATTTTCCAGAACTATTTAAATTATATCTTGGACACTATGTTACAATTGAATCCCTTTCGATTCTCAATTACTTCCAACCATATTTACTATCTTGGAGGCGAAATGCAAACTTGATTTGGGACGAAGAATGCCGTAGAATAGAAAAGGTAAAGGGTTTCGTTAAATACGATGAGTCTAAATTGACTCCAGTATATGCGAAGTTTTTAGTAGATTTAAGCGAGTTAACAAATGGGACGCACGTACAGGAAAGATAATTCTTGGGAAGATGATAACCGCAAGCAACGTGGTTACAGCCAGAAAAAAAGTAATAAAAGTTTTAGTACCTCTGGTATGAAAGTACTAAATAACTTTGTCGAAGAAGAAGTCGAATACACAGACTTTAACCAAGACGAATCTCATACTAAACATACATCCAAACATACGAAATAAAGGACATACAAATGGACATTCAAGCACTTCGCAAAATGCGCAATCAAGACTTCAGCAAAATCGCTGGAGAGTTTGATAAAATCGCCAACCCAGATTCAGCTGGTGGCAAATCTTATAAAGACGACCGTGTCTGGAAACTAGAACCAGATAAAGCTGGTAACGCTACTGCCGTTATTCGCTTCCTTCCTCGATCAGAAGGTGATGAACTTCCTTGGGTTCGTGTCTTTAATCATTCCTTCCAAGGTCCAACAGGCAAGTGGTATATCGAGAACTCCCTAACAACTTTAGGTGAGAACGATCCAGTGGGCGAACTGAATTCACGTTTGTGGAACAGTGGCTCCGAAGCCAACAAAGAAATTGCTCGTAAGCAAAAGCGCAAGCTGACTTACATCGCAAACGTATTGATCATCTCCGATCCTAAGCATCCAGAAAACGAAGGACAGGTTCGCTTGTTTAAGTTTGGTAAGAAAATCTTTGATAAGATTATGGATAAAGCCAAGCCAACCTTCGAGGATGAAAAGCCAGTCAACGTGTTTGACTTGTGGGAAGGTGCCGACTTCAAATTGCGTATGCGCAAAGTTGACGGTTACTCTAACTATGACCAGTCTATGTTCTCTGAACCAGCTGAGTTGTTTGGTGGTGATGAAGACAAGTTGCTAGACGTTGTGTCTAAGCAGCACAAGCTGTCTGAGTTTGTTGATCGCAAGAACTTCAAATCTTATGATGAGTTGTCTAAGAAGTTGAATGATGTGTTGAGCGAGACTGCAGCAGCACCTCGTACTTCAGCTGCTAAGATGGCTGACGACATGGAAGACTACACTCCTCCAACTCGTAACGTACCTTCTGCTTCTGCACCAAAGTTGGTAGAGAAGGCAGCACCTGCGCCAGCAGCAAGCGCTGATGAAGATGACGATATGATGGGATATTTCCAGAAGATCGCAAACGAGAAATAAAATACTCGGTGTAAAAAAAGGGAGACTTCGGTCTCCCTTTTTCATTTGTAGAAACGACTTACCAAGTATCGCTGTTCACACCCTGACCATAGTAAGATCTATTGTCATAGTTTCTTGGCTGAGGTGCAGAAACTGCAGTAGTAGCTTTCTGGTTTGATACCTTACTGTTGTTAACAACAGTTGTAGTAACTGCTGGCGCTGGAGTAGCCTTACCTGCTTCAACTGCTTTAGAATCAGTAGAAACTTTATTCGCAGCCTTAGGCATATCGCCTTGTATCGCACCTTTATCTGCTGGAGCTAAGTCTACTGCCTTAGCGTAACCAACGTCTACCTTACGTTTATCAAACCAGCTAAGTTTCTGATAAGCATCATCTTCTTTAACAATCTCAGCAACTTCTTTTTCATTACCCTTTAAAGCGTTTGATTTGATATTACTGAATGCACGTTTACTAATCTCACGTTCACCAGATGGACCAGCTGCGTCACCAGATAGAGTTGATTTACCAGTACGAGGATCGAAGGATGCTAAGTTTTGGTCATATGTAGCTTTACCATCAACAACTTTCTCACGAGTGTCCAGAACATTGGTTTTGTCCTTAGACATCTCATCTCGTCTTCTCTTTTGCGCAGCAGTTTCATTAGTGCGATCCATACTAAATTCAGTTCCACCGCTAGTGACGATACTTTGTTTAAAGTCAGAAGTTTCACCCTTTGAACTCGAAGACTGTTCTAAACTTGTTGAGGTAGCAACACGGTTCTCACCTTTATCTGGTCTAAATGGATAGAATGGTCCAACAGAAACTTTCTTATTGATAATAGGAATGGTAAAACCGATCTCAGGTATACCAAAGTCTTCAAGGAAACCAAATACTTGATCTTTAATCTTCTTGAAGAAATTTGCAATCGGTGCAAAGATTTCTTTCAATGGATTCAAGATATATTCTGTGAACAGGTTACCAACCATTTCAAATGCTGCACTAATAGGTTCAGCGATGTATGTATTAAATGCTTCACCTAAGAAGTTAAAGAAGTTGGTTATCGGTTCAATAATCCACTCATCAACGAAACCAGTTAACCATTCTACTACGTTACCAATAACCTTGGCATCGATCAAACCAAAGGTTAAAAATTCTAACATACCGCCAAGTCCAGCGATAAGAGCTTCTCCGATAGTTCCACCGTCCATGAATACTTTAAAACCATCCATCAAACCGTTGACTATTGAGCCAACGATTGCTAATGGTAGTAGTACTTTACTGAATAACTTCATCAGCATCTTAGGATTGAATAAGAATTTTAATGCTGCAGTTAGTCCAGACATTAACATGCTACCAACGCTGGATAGCACACCCATCAAACTTGATATTAACCCAGACAAGAACTTCTTTGGACCACCAAGTAAATTCCCTAGCAAACCACCAGATTCTTTTTTCTTGTCGTCATCACCGCCTGTAACTTTACGACCAAGACGAGTGTTCTCTTCAATCTGAATTAGCGTATCTGTCTGCAAAGCCATGAGCCTTGCATTTTCCATCTCTTCTTCGCTGGTGGACATGGCATCAGATACACCACTCGATTCTTCTTTATCTGCTTTCTTAAAGAGAGGAATTACGTTATCGCTATTGCTACCAGAAGGTGCTTTCTGAACTTGTGGTTGACCGCTTGGGGTTCTTGCAACACCTTCACGGAATCTACTGTCTACCTTGGCTAGATTTGCTTCAAGACCAGCCTGATTACCAGCTTCTGTCGATCTACCAACCTGTGCACCAGTAAAGCCACGATCAGCTAAACCAGCCATGGCTTTGTTATTCTCTTGCACTTTTATAAGTGCATCATTACCCTTGTCAAACTGACTTGCGAAAGTTTTAGAAGCCTTAGCCTCACCTCCACCAATACCTTTGACGTAATTCTTGTCTACGTTTAGACGGTCTTTAACATATTCTTGTCTGGCTTCACGTTTCTCAAGAGCAGCATCAGCGATACCACTAATGAAACCAGTACTACCCTTCTTGACGATACCAGTCTTATCTAAGAAGCCACGTAGTGTGAATAACTTCTTGAAGTCATCGACACGTTCTTTAACTGCACCACCTGCGCCTTTGTATGATTTAACTTTATCTGCTTTATCTCCAACTGCACCTTGAACACCGCCTTGAGATTTAATCTGTTCCTTAATGGTACTAGTTAAATTCTTAAGCGTCATGTTAAGAATCTCAGTGGCGCTAAGATTTTTCTTCTCAACTTCCACTGAGTCTTTTGCAAGTTTATCCGCTACACCTTCATTATGTGCTTGTGCCGTGATTGGCATTCCACCCATCTTGGCTTTGTAGTCGGATAATTTGGTAATTGCTGCCTTTGTCATCGGTTAGCCTGTTCTTTTTGTCTTTGTTTTTCTTCTTCTAGATACTGGATTAACAGCGCTACATAAACGTCTCTCTCAAACGGAATCATATCTTCAATGTCACTAAGCGCATATTTGTGATATTGAATCATGGCGAAGTTCATCTTATAGTAATTGGACAAATCCTCATGACAAAGGTTAATTAAAAAAAACTGTCAAGTCCCTTTACTAAGACTGACTGTTCTTTGGAACACATTGGACATTTATAATCTAATCGTTTCTCTAGAGACGGCATCGTCTCAAAGAATCCTTGAATCTTCTTGAACTGGTCTTGCGTAAGACTATCAAGAAACGCATTCATCTCATCTTTCGTGTAATCTTTGGCATAGTGAACTTCTTCGCCAGCGTAGATGGTGTCGATTGAGTGAACAACAACTTCAAACACTGCTTCAACATCTTCTGTGCTAAGGTTTTCTAGTCGTTTAACTAAGTCAAGAGAAGGATACTTCATAATTACGCCAACGTCATCAAACAACTTAATGTTTCGATCATGTCCTTCTGGCGTCTCTACAACTAACTTAGTTAAGTCTATGCTAACCTTTACTTTAGCTTTCTCGTCTTCGCAGGTGTCACAGCGTAAGATAAGATCTACAGTTTCTCCCACAGACTTAGCTCGAATCTGGGAAAAGATGTACTCAATGTCAAACATTGCAAGGTCATCTATTTCAATCTTGTCAAGAACACAACTTGTGATTAGAGACTTTAGTGTATCTAACATAATGGTTGTATCTTCGCTTTGTTGCGCAATCAACAAAGACTTTTGTTCTTTAACTAAGAACGGTCGGTACTTAACAGTCTTCTTGGTAGAAGGAATGGTAAGTGTGTATATTGCGGTTTTCTGAATCGGTAGTGCCATTTTATTTTATCCTTTAGTCATGTCTTTAATTAGTTTATTCAAGTCAGCGGTCGTTCCAACGAATAGATTGTTGTTAACAGTCTTAGAAAGACCAGAGTCCTTCTTCGATGGAGCTTCGATTTTCTGCTTCTGGTTGTGTAAGTCCAACAGTTGTTGGTTTACGTCAGCCATTTGCTTCATCAAGTTACCTACTACTTCAAATGCTCTTGGGTGCTCAGATGATTGAGCTACTTCAAGGGCATGCTCTAGAGCTTTCTGTCCTGTTACCAGAAGTGCTCTTAAGTTCTCTCTTGTGTGGTTAAAGTCATCACCCACAATATCGTTAGATACAGTTGTGATGACTTCTCCAGTTGTTGCATCTATCAATTCACGTGAGGTCTCTTGCATAACTGGTACGTCAAAGACATCGGATAATGTATCATTAATTTTCATTAATCGTTCCTAGTGTTTCTTGTTGGTGGATCGTCTGCTTCCAACTCTAGTACTGGTTGTCTTGGTACTGGTCTGACAGTTGGTGGAGCGATCGGGGCAGGTGCTGCTTGGGTTGTACCATATGTTGTAATGACGCTTTGCGCCACAGGTTGCATACCCCCATTGTTTGCTCCTGCCATCTTTTCTTGCGTACGACCGAATGCTGCGATACCTAATACTGCACCCATTGCGATGTGGAATAAACCAGCACCTTGTAGTGTTAGTGGATTCCATTG